GAGGGACTCAAAATTTTACTAGGCACAAAATTTACAATGTAGTTACAAAATCGCCCAATATAACAATCTGGTTACAAAAACTATTCTCAATAAACAAATATTTCTCAATAAAAATGCGGAATTATACCACGACTACAAATGTTTTGCTAATGTAACCTCAAGACAGTTACAAAAGATTTAATGGCACTAATTAGTAGGTCAGAAGCAGCAAGATTAAAAAACGTAACTCCACAGGCGGTATATAAAGCAATAAATCAGGGCAGACTTACTCCTGTTGTAGATAATGATGGGAAAGTTATGTTAGATAAGGATGCATTTGAAACAGATTGGGAGAAGACATATCATCCCAATCAGATGAAGAAGGCTAATAATTATCACAAGCCAAGACAAAAGGCTGTTATTTCAGATATCCCTGCTTATGAAGAAAGTCGTGCAAGGACAGAACATCTTAAGGCTGAGTTGCTAGACATTGAACGCAAGCAAAAAGAACAACAGCTTGTTGATAGTAAACAGGTGCAAGCAAAATGGTTAGAGGTTATATCTATTGCAAAGAACAAAGTATTAGGTATTCCTAGTAAAGCAAAACAACGCATTCCAGAATTAGATGTTTCTGCCATGAATTGTTTAGAAGATATCGTTAGGGAATCGTTAGAAGAGATAGCTAATACACAGGCTGCATGACAAATCTTTTTGAGTTAGAACAATTAGCATTTGAGGCATTTCGTCCTCCTAAAAAATTAAGCCTTAGTGAATGGGCAGATGAATATGCATATCTTTCCGCAGAAAGTTCAGCAGAGGGAGGTAGATGGCGTACCTTGCCATATCAGAAAGGTATTATGGATGCGATTACTGATCCTAGTATCGAGCAGGTAACAGTAATGAAATCAGCAAGGGTTGGATATTCTAAAATTCTTAATCATGTTATTGGATATCACATTCATCAAGATCCATGTCCAATGATGATTGTCCAACCAACTATTGAAGATGCCACTGGATATTCTAAAGAAGAGATCAGTCCGATGTTAAGAGACACTCCTTGTCTGCAAGGTTTGGTGAGTGATCCTAAATCTAAGGATGGAGAGAATACGTTATTACAGAAAAAGTTTCCTGGTGGTACTCTTGGTCTTGTCGGTGCTAATTCTGCTCGTGGTTTTAGAAGAGTTAGTAGACGTATCGTATTATTTGATGAGGTAGATGGTTATCCACCTTCAGCAGGTACAGAAGGGGATCAGATAAAGCTAGGTATAAGAAGGGCTGAGTGGTATTGGAATAAAAAGATAGTTGCAGGGTCTACACCTACTGTTGAGGACTTTTCACGCATAGAAAAGCTATATAACGAGTCTGATCAGCGAAAATATTTCTGTCCATGTCCAGAATGCGGTGAAATGCAGTATTTTGTCTGGGATAACATCAAATGGCAAGGAAATGACCTAAATACAGCCTCATATTGCTGCAAATCGTGCGGTGTTTTTATACCACATAGTAAAAAACGATGGATGGTAGAAAGAGGAGAATGGCGAGCTACTTCTGAAGGTAATGGAAAGCACGTTGGTTTTCATATATGGGCAGGTTATTCTTACTCTCCAAATGCATCATGGTCTAATCTTGCAGAGGAATGGATGGCATCAAAAGATAATCCAGAACAATTACGCACTTTTATTAATACTGTTTTAGGTGAAGTTTGGCAAGATGAGTACGAATCTAAGGTCGGTGCTAGTGCTTTGATGGAAAAAGCAGCTAACGAAGATTATGAAAAAGGTGTACCGCCAGAAGAAGTATTAGTTTTGTTGGCTGGTATTGATACACAGGATGACAGACTTAGTTTGTCTGTTTGGGGTGTTGGTAGAAACGAGGAGTTTTATTTGTTAGATAGAGTAAAAATATATGGCTCGCCATCTAGATCTGATGTATGGAAACAGTTGGATGAAATATTACAGACACCATATACAAATGTAAACGGAATAAAAATGCGTATTGAAGTAGCTGCTATAGATACTGGTGGTCACTTTACAAATGAAGTCTATAACTATGTAAGAGAAAGAACTAAGTTAGGGATGATAGCAATAAAAGGTGTAGGTAAACTTCGTAATGATGGATTTCTAAGTAAACCAAACAAAATAGATTATGGTTCTACAGGTAAAACAAGAAAAGGTAGCGTAATGTTATTTTCTGTTGCTGTTAATAAAATAAAAACACAGATGCATAGAAGATTAAAGGAAGCAGAGCCAGGTAAAGGTGCTTTACATTTTTATCCGACTATAACTTCTGATTATTTTGAAGAACTCACCGCAGAAAGAGAAATAAGAAAACAGCGTAATGGATATCAGTTTGACAGGGTATGGGTAAAGAAGAGTGGTGTAAGAAATGAGGCGTTAGATGAGATGGTATATGCCTATGCTGCATTACATCGTTTGTATCAAATTTATGATCGTAGAACATTATGGAATCAGTTAGAAAAACGATATCAAAATCAAAATAGTGATTCTAAGGCAAATAGAGGTAGAATAAGACCAAAGAATGTACAATCTGATTATGTTACTAACTGGTAGAGGTGATTATGTGGGTATCTGATCTTCCATCTGTTATTAGTGCAGGTGAAACTGTTAAATGGCGAGATGAATCAACAACTGTTCCTTTTAATCAAAATGCAACAAGTACAGATTGGGCATTAACGTATTATTTAAGAACTAATACAGCAGGTGAAGGACATATAAGTGTAGGTAGTGCATATAATACAGGATGGGAATTTACTATTAGTGCTTCTGATACAACAAACTTTGATGCAGGTGATTGGTATTGGTGTGCAATTGTTTCTAAGTCCGCAGAAAAATTTAAGTTAGGTCAAGGCACATTAACTGTAAAACAAAAACTAGAATATACTGGTACACCAAGTGCTATAGATTACAGAACAACAGCAGAAACAGATTTAGCTAATATTTCTGCTGCTATACGAGCTATTGTTTCTGATAAAGCAAAAGAATACACTATAGGAGACAGAACATTTAAACGTCTGGATTTACCTGTGTTAATAGCAAGAGAAAGTCAGTTAAAAAGTATTGTCAAAAGTGAGCAGCGTGCTTCACTAATAGCACAGGGATTAGGTGATCCCAAAAATCTTTATGTCCGATTTTAGGAGGAGAAATGGGTTTAGTTAACGCATGGAAAGGCTTTTTTACGTCAAATCAAGACATATTTGAGCAAAAACCTGTAAAAAAACGCAGAAGGTCGTATACAGGAGCAAGAGTAGACAGATTGTCTGCCAGTTGGGTAACTAACCAAACATCTGCTGATCAAGAATGGAAACAAGGTATTGTTAAATTAAGATCTAATGTCCATGATCTTGTTCGTAATAATAATTATGCTGCACAGGCAATTAGATATTCTACAAATCAGGTAGTCGGTACAGGGGTAAGATTACAGGCACAGATAAGAAAACAAAGAAATAATGAGTTATATACAAAGTTAAATGAGCAGATAGAAGGTCAATGGTCTATGTGGGGTAGAAAAGATAGCTGTGATGTAAGGGGTGTTTTATGTTTTTCCGAGTTAGAAAGATTAGCTGTCAGATCAATGATAGAAAGTGGCGAAAGTTTTGTTGTGATGCATAGAAAGCAGTTTGGAAGAAGTAAAGTTCCATTTGCTTTAGAGGTAATAGAAGCAGATCAGCTAGACGAAGATTACAAAGGAAAGTTATCTGATCCTAAGAATGTATGGCGATTAGGAATAGAAATGGATGTATATCAACGTGCTGTTAATTATGCTTTTCTTACAAAGCACCCTGGCGATAGTAATTTTTCTGCACCTATCGGACAAAAACAACATATTATTGTGCCAGCAAGAGATGTAATACATTTATTCATGCCACAAAGACCAGGTCAGCATCGTGGCATACCTTTTTTAGCAAGTGCTATTAGTCATTTAAAACAACTTGATGGATATATAGAAGCGAGTCTTATTAGATGTCGTGCAAGTAGTGCATTGATGGGGTTTATTAGTACACCAGAAGGTGAATTAGATGCTGGTGGCGAAGTTTATGACTATGACAGAGTGACTAGTTTTGAACCAGGTCAGTTTAAATATCTAGAGCCTGGTGCAAATGTAACTATTCCTGATATGGATAGCCCTAACGGAGAATTTGATCCTTTTGTTCGTACCATGTTACGCAGCATGGCGAGTGGTTTAGGTTGTAGTTTTGAGGCGATATCTTCTGACTATTCTCAATCAAACTATAGTTCTAGTCGTTTAGCAATGATACAAGATAGAGATCACTGGCGAACAATACAGCAGATGTTAAAAGAAAACTTCTATCAGCCAATATATGAAGCATGGTTAGAGATGGCTGTTATGAATAATGCACTGCAACTACCTACATATGAGACAGAACCCGAAAGATATGAAAAGGTTAGATGGGTATGTAGAGGATATAGCTATGTTGATCCACAAAAAGAAGTAATGGCACAACGTGATGCGATTAGATCTGGCTTAAAAACATTGTCAGAATGTATTGCAGAAAATGGTGGCGATGTAGAAGAACTTCTTGCACAGAGACAATCTGAACTAGCTAAATTAGACAAAATGAATATAGTAACCGATTCTGATCCTAGTGCTACAACACAATCAGGTGGTTCACAATTCAAACCTGTCGGTAGTATTGATCCATTTGGTGATACCTTAGAACCAACAGATGAGGATGCTGAAAACGTATCGGAGGAAGCAAGTGGCAACTATTAATGGAACGGAGATAGATTTAATGCCAACTGCTGGCATGAAAGAGGAGGCACAAAGATATAGAGATTGGAAAAAAGAAGGAAAAGCAGGTGGTACAGAGGTGGCAGCAAGAAGAGCAACGCAAATACTTAGTGGTAGTGAGCTAAGTCCACAGGTTGTTGTTGAAATGTCTGCATGGTTTGCAAGGCATGAGGTTGACAAGCAAGCAGAAGGATTTAGTCCTGGTGAAGATGGCTATCCGTCAAAAGGTCGTGTAGCATGGGCAGCATGGGGCGGTGATGCTGGAAAAAGTTTTTCAGATCCAAAATCCGCTAGAATAAAGGAGTTACGTTCTATGCCTGTGACTAAAAGTAAAAAACGAGCAGCACCAGATGCCTTAAAAACTGGAGATTTTGTAAGTTGGAATGCTTCTGGCAATACTGCTAGAGGTAAGATTACGAAAATTGAAAGAGATGGTCAGATTGATGTACCAAGCTCTGAATTTGTTATTAATGGAACAGCAGAAGATCCAGCAGCCTTAATACAAATTTATAGGGATGGTGAATCCACAGATATCTATGCAGGTCATAGATTCAGCACATTAACCAAGATAGATCCTATCAGAAGTGTTACAGAATGTTACAAGCGAAGTGGTGAAACTACATTTGCAGAGAAAGACGAAAGAGTTTACGAATTTGCCTTCTCTAGTGAGTTTCCAGTAGCTCGTAATTTTGGTATGGAGGTGCTTAGTCATGATGAAGGTGCATTAAATCTTGAAAGGCTAAACAACTCTGCACCACTATTGTTTAACCATGATCCTAATAAAGTGATTGGTGTTGTAGAACGTGCTTATGTAGATAAGAAAAAAAAGAAAGGTTACTCAAGAGTTAGATTTAGTAAAAATAGTTTTGCAGAAGAAGTAAGGCAAGACGTAAAAGATGGAATTTTACGCAATGTCAGTACAGGTTATGTAATTAACGACATGGAAGAGCGAAATAATGACTTTTTGGCAACAAATTGGCAACCTTATGAGGTTTCTATTGTTGCCACACCTGCTGATACCTCCGTAGGTATTGGTAGGTCATTAGTTGATAGTGATACTATGCCTATTGACGAAAATCATCCTATTATGGATGATAAGCGTGCAAACGCAGATACGGCTTCTGTCGTAGAATCCCAAACCCCCGAAAAGGAAATGCCCGAAGAACAAAACCTAGAGGTTGTGCGTTCAGAAGCTACTAAAAAAGCTCAATCTGATGAACGTACAAGAATTAGAGAAATTACTGCTCTTTGCAACAGACATTCATTAACAGAAATGGGTGATCAGATGATTGCAAACGGCACACCACTTAATGAAGCAAGAGCTAATGTTCTTGAGAAGTTAGGTGCAAAACCAATTGAAACAGTTACACCTGTTGAACTAAATCATAAGGAAAACAGAGAGTATAAAATCTCTGCTGGTATACAAGCTTTATGCGATGGCAACTGGGATAGACCAGGTGCTGGTTTTGCTAGAGAAGTATCTCAGGATATTGCTAAAAACAGTGTTACTGGTGGAAGCAGTAGATCATTGTTTATTCCTTACTCTGCACTAAACAGAGCTACATATGTAACTTCTGGAGCTACAACTGGTGGAAACATTGTTGCTACAGATCTAAGGGCTGATGATTTCATCGAAGCATTAAGAAACAACACAGTTATGGTTGGTCTTGGTGTTCAAGTCCTATCAGGTCTAGTTGGTGATGTTGCAATCCCAAGAAGATCAGGTGTTGCATCTACTGGTTACTTATCCGCAGAGACAACAGCTATTACACAGGCTGAGTCAACATTTGATCAGATTTCAATGACACCTAAGACATTAGCAACAATGTCTAAGTTCTCTAGAAATATGCTCATACAGGCAACTCCTGGTATTGAAGAGCTAGTAAGAAGAGATCTTTCTGACGGCATCAATGTTGGTCTTGATCTTGGCATTCTTAACGGTTCTGGTTCATCAGGTCAGCCTACAGGTATCATGCAAACTTCTGGTATTGGTTCAGTTGCAATCGGTACTAACGGTGGTGCGATCACAGTAGACAAGCTAGTTGATCTAGAAACTGCAATCATGGAAGATAATGCAGGTGTTAACGCAGATTCTATTTCTTATGTAACCAACGCTAAAGTGATGGGTGCTATTAAGAAACTTAAGACATCTGGTGGTGAGTATCTTGTTAACAACAATCTACAGGCTTTAGGTAGAGGTGCTACTCCAATTGCTGTTAACGGCTATCCACTAGCAATGACAAACCAAGTTCCTAGCAACCTAACTAAGGGTTCTACATCAGGTTCTTGTTCTGCTGTTGTAATGGGTGACTTCTCTCAAGCAATCCTTGGATTATTTGGTGGTGGAGTAGAGATTACAGTTGGTGAAGACAGTGATGACTTTGCTAAGAACTTAACTTCTGTTAAGGCTGTAGTTGCATTTGATGTTGCTGTTCGTCATGCACAATCATTTGCTGCAATCTTAGACGTAACCACATAATTGGTTTATTATAGGGGGTATTACACCCCCTTTTTTTTTATGAAAATAAAGTGTTTAGAAAACGTATGTGCTAGTGGATCTGCACTAGAAGCTGGAGAGACATACGACATAAGTGACAGTGATTTTGCATTGTTAAGTTCTATGGGCAAAGTAATAGAAGCCCCTGTAGCAGTAGCAAAACCAAAAAAAACAACAGCAAGAAAAAAGTAAATGGCACTAACTGAAGATGCTGACACCTTGAACGTATATTTAAACGACTTTGGTGTAAGTTGTCAGATTGGTAGTGGCACTGCTTTCAAAGGTATTTTAGATAAACCTACAGATGTAATTGGTGGTGGTCTTGCTACATCTGTTGAATATTTATTAACATCAAAAACAACTGATGTTACTTCTGCATCTCGTGGAACAGCAATATCTGTAGATTCTACAAATTACACTGTAAGAGAAAACTTGCTTATAGATGATGGCAGTTTTACTACACTATTATTGAGCAAAGTATAATGGCAGATACAAGACGAGAGCTAATATTAGCAAGAATGAAAACAAACCTAGATGCTATAACTAATGCTACTGTTTATAGATCTAGAGTAGAACCTTTAGCTAGAGCAGAAACACCAGCAATAATTATTGAGCCAGTAGAAGATAATCCAACAAGTACAAACTTTTTTGACAAGTTAGATTGGTCAATGAGGGTTTC